CTATAGGCGAGTCTGGAACAACGCCAAGGGCATTAGTAGCTCTCGGCGCATTAGGTGGTTTAGCGCAACAAATAGATCCTGTAGCAGTCGGGCTTACTGGTGCGTTGGCAGGAGCATACACTCGCCCAGGCCAAGCGGCTTTAAACTGGGCATTAAGTCGAGGTGCAAACCCGCAATTTGCGCCTAAACTAGCCGGGGGTATTCGAGCATTACAGGCTCCAGGTATCGGCGCTGGGGCTATATACGGAGGTAGAAGATAATGGCCGAAATTTCCTCACTCAACACCACAGACGCCTCTAATACGGCTCGATTTCCTGAGAATCAGGCCCCAAGCACGGTCAATAATGGGGCCAGAGCATTAGAAGGAATGCTTGCAAGGTTCTATGCTGATAATAATGGTTCAATCAGCACATCGGGTTCGTCTAATACTTACGTTCTGGCTGCAAGTAGAGTAGTCGCGGCCTATGCCGCTGGGGATACCTATCTGGTCAAGTTCAATCATGCCAACACGGGCGCGGCGACGATCAACGTGGATAGCCTCGGAGCAAAATCGATTGTCAAGAACCAGGCGACGGCTCTCGCGTCGGGGGATATTCCTGCCAACGCCATAGGGTTGATTTCATACGACGGCACCAATTTTCAATTACTCACACCAATCCAAACTACGGACACAACAACCGACGCGACGACGTTAGCAATTGCGCTTGGATAACTAAAGGGGGGAAGTATCCCCGAAAGGACTAAAACATGGCAAATACATTCAAAGTTATAACTAAGGCTGGAGTGACTTCCGCGGATGTAATCTACACTGTAGCTGGCAGTACAACCACAGTCATATTAGGACTGATGCTGGGGAACACCACCAGCGGTTCAGTCAATGCGACTGTGACTCTTGGAACTGATACAGCTAATCGGGCTGGAGCGAACGACGAAGCTAACCAAGCCGTTGAACTTTTAACGACGACGGCGGTCCCAGGGAACACAACCCTCGATTTGCTTAGTGGTAATAAGGTCGTCATGGAAACGACTGATACTTTATCTGTCACAGGAAGTGGAGCATTGGACGTGGCACTGTCAGTAATGGAGATTACATAATGAGAATTATTGGACCTGCACCGATTGCAGGAAAAGTCTCAACGGCAGCTATAGATGACGATGCAATTACCACAGCAAAAATTGCAGCAAACAACATTGACGGCACTCTCACCAAAGACGCACTCATTGGTGATTATTCAGACGTAACAATAACAGCGAGCGATCTCCTTGCATACGGAGATGCAACGGATAGTAATAATACCAAGCGTGATACGGTGCAGGGTATACTGGATCTTGTAAGTGGCGGTTCATGGAACATAATTGGTACTGCTGTTGCCAGCGGATCAGCTAGTTTAGATATTACAGGCCTGGATTCTACATATGACACGTACTGCATTGCAGGGTCAGATTTAGTTCCAGCCACGGACAATGTACGCCCCTACATCCGTATGGGTGACAGTGGTGGATTTGATAGTGGAGCGAGCGACTATTTTTGGCTTTATTACGGTAATACTGAAGGGGCAGGAGCCGGTTCTTCTCCCTCTACCCAAGGAGGTTCAGATAATGCTGATGCTCAAATTGATATTGGCGGCCAAGATAATACTGGGAGTGCGGCTGGTGAAGGCCAAGGCTTTATAGCTTACCTACATAGGCCTGGAGACGGGACTACTAGGCCTGGTATTTCGGGGCATGGAGTGTGGGCCAGAACCGATGGGCTTTCCGGCGGTAGAGTTTTTTATGGAACGCGTAAATCTGTAATAACGCTGGATCGGATTCAGTACTTTTTTTCATCTGGCAATGTTGCTACTGGCCGCCTAAGTTGTTGGGGGATAGCACATGCCTAATTATTTTAAGAACGTCGATGGTGTTAACATCGAGATGTCGGACGCTGAACATACAGCTAGGGTGGCAGAAGAATCCGAATGGGAGTCCAAAAAAAGCGAACGGGCCTTTCAAGCATTAAGAAATGAACGCAACAACAAGTTAGCGGAAACAGATTACTTTGCCCTGAGTGACGTAACGATGTCGGACGAAATGAGTCAGTACCGCGCCGATTTAAGGTCACTCCCAAACGGCCTCAATAATGAGACTGTGCTTCAATCAATAAATTGGCCGACCAAGCCCTAATGGAAAAGTGCATACATTGTTCTGAAAAGTGTCCAAACTGCTCATGTGGTGAATGTAACTGCCGTGAAGAGGACTAATAATGTATGGAAGTAGACATAAAATTACTGCTTCAATTGGGAAGTATCATTGTTGCGATAGCTGCCTCAATGGCTGTGGCCCGCACCCAACTGAAAGGCGTAATTACTAACGTCGAGGATATAGGCACCCGAATTTCCAAGTTAGCCGTGGACCTCGACAAAGTTGAAAACGGCGGGATTTCATTTGAATCTGAAATTCGCACCAGGCTGAACGTGGTGACATCTATTTTAAGTGTTGAAAGACTTGAGCGGCAGCATCGTGAGTTGGAGCAACTTCACGCAGCGGATAAGGTGGCGAAAATTAGACTGGATCGTTTACGCGCTGACATTGAGCAATTGAGAAAAGAATATTTGGATTCACACAACAGCGGTCACAAATATGTTCCACCTCCAGAGGCTTAAAAATGAATAAAACCGCGATTGATCTCAGCGTAGGCGCTGGAGCCATTACCCTTCCTTGGTGGGTTCAACTCACTTCTGGGTTGGAGCTTCTTATGGCAGTCGGTGGGTTGCTTCTGATTTCAGTTCGTCTGGTCATTGCGTTCAGGGAATGGAAGAAAAAATAGTGTGGTTTTCAATTGTAATATTCACCGCGCTGGGAATGCCAATGGTTCAACTTGACGATAAGAGAGGGCCATATCCGAATCTGGAAATATGCTATCACCGTGGCGCAGTGATGATTAAAGACGTTGTCATGGCGGGCAAGTTTCCACCGATAATTCAATACCAGGTATTATGCGTCGATAGCAGCCGCCCGTTAGAAAAAGACGTTTAGTGCCGCTCACATGGCTGAGAAAAAAATAAGCTCTATCACTGTAATACCGGAAAAACGTGCGGGCAGTCTGACGGGGATGGCGCAATTCATTCTGGAACACGATGGCAAAGTCATCGTTGATCGTATTACGCACCGAGGTCTAAGTGAGTTACTCAAAGACTGTTATTTAACCATGAAGAAAATTGAGGCGATGGACGTTGCCGATCAATTTCATAAATAGGTGAATCATGCTTACGTTGTTGGGTAGTGTATTGGGGTTTGTCACTTCGACTGGCCCCGGCATCTTCAAGCAGATCATGGACAGCCGCCAGGACGCTAAAGACAAGGTCCATGAACTTGCTCTAATAGCTCAAGGGGCTGCGGATCGACGCGATGAGGCTGTTATCACTAGTGCCGGGAAGGCAAACGTCGCCGTTCAGAAGAGTACGCAGGAGCTAACAAAGCGAGGCTCGCTCTGGACTGTAAACCTCGCAGCTTCCGTAAGGCCGATTATTACCTACTGTTTCTTCTTCGAGTTCGTTTTGTTAACGGTTCTAAGTTCATTCGGGTATATCGACCAGGCACAATTTAACGAGATATTCGAGCCTGTCAGCGGAATTTTTGCCACTATCATTTCATTCTGGTTCGGGCAAAGGCTCGTGTCCAAATGGGCGAAGTAGAGACGAATGAAAAAGGCGTTGACCTTATTAAGACAATGGAAGGGTTTAGCTCTTCTGTGTATCTCTGTCCCGCTTATATATCTACTATCGGCTATGGCTCTCTGCATGGTCTTAATGGCGATCGGCTTAACGGCAATCATAGGGATATTACCCGTGACGAAGGGACAACGTTACTTAAAAGAGACCTACGGAAAACTGAATATTTTGTTGCGAAGCTGGTTGGGGTTCCTCTGACAATCAATCAGTTCTCTGCGCTTGTTAGTCTTGTATTCAATATTGGGTCGGGTAATTTCCAGAACAGTACCCTCAGAATGAAACTCAACCGGCGTGATTACCAAGGATGCGCGGATAACTTCTGGCAATGGCGTAGAGGCGGCGGCAGGATTCTTCCGGGTCTGGTGAGAAGACGAGAACTGGAGAAGCAGTTATTTTTATCCTGAACACAGCGTGTACATTTTTTGTACACAGTTTCTAACTGTATCTGACAAGAAACCTTGGTATTCTGCCGTTTTTTACTATATCTGACAGTGG